CAGATTTATATATTCAAAGTCTTTTACCTTACAAATTTTTATAGAAGATACTAATGACCAATTTAATTATGAAACAATTCATAACGATTTAGCTGGTGGATTAGTTCTTGTAACTTTTTAGGAGGTATTTTTATTATGATGTTTGATTATGATTCTTTTTTCAATTGGGATAAACCCGCTTACACTTTTAGTCGTTCAGTACATGATATGCATCCCTATTCTATTAAAACATTGGATGACAGGGTAGTATTGGTTCATAATATTGTCGGTGTTAAAGAAGACGATATTAAGGTTGATATTGTTAATAAAGATGGTAGAGACCAGCTTGTTATCGAGGGTGTAACTCATAACGATTTGCTGAACTATGATTACAAAATTAATTCAAGATTCGATATTAAAGCAGATATGTTTAAGAATGTAACTTATTCTGTTGAAGATGGTTTGCTATATATCAATCTATTTAAGAAAGAACCAGAAGCAACTAAATTAATAGTTACGAAAGCCTAGAGAATTTTTTAAAGAAGTTCTCTACTCTATTTATAGGGGTATGGTGTAATTGGGAACACTACGGTCTTCAACCGGGAGATGTTAATCCTTAAATTGGTGCGTTGCGGTAGGGATGCCGCAAATGAAGGTGATGATATCGGTGAACCCTAAACGAAAGCATGGGAATACCGAGGGAACGAAAGGCCCGTAGAGACTAGATAATCACCCGGCTAGAACAGTCGAAGATATAGTCCAGACTACAAACAGAAATGGTGGCGAAAGTCATAGTAGTACGCAACACCGTCTATTCAGGTTCGAACCCTGATACCCCTGCTTAAGCAAAATAAGGAGTGTACAAATGTTTAATCTAGAAGATATGTCAATAGATGAATTAGCAAATTTGCAAAATCAATGTTCTAGTATTTTAAGTCAAAAAATAAAAGAAGAAAAAGATAATGAATTACATAGTATTAAAGAAAAATATGAAGGTAAGTATATTATTTTACATGGCACCCTTTATCATATAAAAGAAATTAATAACCGTTATAATTATGATTGCTCAAAAGCAGAATGTTCACATTCTCATTGGAGAGGTACTGATACGTATCTTATAAAAATTGGCGAAGGTGCCGATTTGTTAAAGATTGATACAGAAGGTAATTATCCAATAGAACAAGGTGTCCTTACAACTGCGGAAGAAGCAGAAGATTTTTTAAACGAAATGTTTAAAGAAATTAAGGAAAAATTCTAGGAGGGATTATGACAGCACAAATGTTACAAGAAATTTTCTTTACTGTGTTAATTCCATTAGTTGGTATCTTATGTACTTATGGAATTGCATTTTTAAGAAAAAAGACACATGAGATTCAGGTACAGGTAAATAGTGAACTATTCACTAAATATTCAGAAATGCTAATTGGATTAGTTGAAACTTGTGTTATTGCTACAAATCAAACTTATGTTGATGAATTAAAAGCACAGGGCAGATTTGGTCCAGAAGAGCATGATATTGCATATCATAAGACATTCGATGCGGTAAAGGCATTAATGACAGAAGAAATGCAAAAAGTTCTTGGAGAAGTTTATAAAGATATTGATTTCTATATCTCACAGCTTATTCAGGAACAGGTTAATACGGCTAAACTTGTAAAGGTCGCAAGTCAAAATGGGTAAAAAAAATAAGGAGAATGATTAATTTTCATTCTCCTTATTTTTTTTGTTTTCATGTGCTCGCATATCTTTTGAGGTAACATGTAGTTCGAAATCTTCGAAATCATCTTCAAGGTCATTATTAATAGGCAAAGCTAATGTTTTATTATAATATAAATCACCTTGGCTATTACCACCTAATGCATTATAAATTTTGTGTAGTTCTGAAAGTTGATCAAACTGATTCTGTGTCATAGAACCTTGGCTTAAATACTTTTTGCAAGCGTTAATGAGCTGATATCTGTAGAACAAAAGATTTTGTTCTCTTAGAAGTAAGAAATCTTTTTCAACATTTCCCAAATGCTCAACCGCCTCTCAATATTTCTTTTGCCAATAGTCGAAAGTAGATTTAGCCTCTAATTGAAATTCATTCATAGAAACAGTAATTTCTTTTCTAAAGGCATCACTGGATTCTTTGATAATACTTTCCATGGTATCTCTCAATTTCTGTTCGTCGTAGCTCTTAGCCTTTTCAGTAGTTTGCTCACCTTTCTTTACAAGGGAATCTCATAAATATTTGATAAGAAAACCACCAACAGCGACCAGTATATAACTCAATAGTGCATCCGCGCTTATTGTCATCATAATTCATCCCCCTCCTGTTGTCTTATAAATTAAAAAAGGTATTAGATACCTTTTTTTAATTTGACCAATCAAAGCCTTCTTCTTTTACAATTGCGGAACTACCCTTGCCGCACACATGAGTCCCGATGCATATAGCATCGCATTCATCTTGTGTCGCTTTAACATTATATGTATTGATAACAAATTGTTGAGCATTTCGCTTTTGGTCGGGTCGGCTACGACCCCTAATTTTTAATGTTGATTTCCAAGTTGAGGAAGGCACTATGACAAAATTTTTATTAAGTTCTACAGCAGTCTCAAGAACTACACCAAATACATTTGCTAATACTTTAAAGGTTTTCACATTGTTTCCAACTGAAGACTGTAATTGTATGTCTTCAAAGGCAATTGTATCTATTTCTCACTTTTGGACTTTTGCGATAATAAAGTTTCTAATTTCTACTAATCTTTCACCAACTTCTTCTTGATTAGTAGTTAAATGACCTCACTGTTTTAATTCCCCGTTTATAAAGACCGCTCATCCTGATACGCGACTAGCCTGGTCTAATGCCAATATATTACTCATCTATTAAACCTAATAGACCTTCGTCATACAAGAATTCTTCAAAATCATCCCAGAGTTCTAACCTATCTTTAAACCCATCAGGGCAACAATAATTATCAAGGTATTCGGCAATTGTTCCAAAATTACCATCATCACCTATACGATATTTCATCATTATATTGGTTAGTGCGTTTTGTGCATAAATATAACCCTGGTCTTGTTCTGTTAGAATACCATGACCCCAGTCTTTAGTTTTCAGACGTTGAACCAAAGCCGCCTGTGCGGGCGTTAGTTGCTGCGTCTCCTTCGACTTTTTCATATTTCTTAATAATGCCCTGGCCAATTTTATCGCCAGCCTCAATTACAATGTCTACTGGTGAGAGATTAATAACTTGGAAGAAAATCTCACCTTCATTATCAGGATTGTTGTAATAATCCCCATCAATAATACCAACACCATTAGCGAGAATAATCCAATCATTTAATGGTGTTGAACTACGAACAGAAATCTCAAGATAACAGCCTTCATCCAACTGACATTTAATGCCTGTTGGAACTAGAGTGGGCTGTAGTTTAGTTGTTTTTACAATGTTCTTAAGTTCACTAAGCGGATAGGGAATTTTTGGGGCTACATAATCAGAAAGGGCCTCCATAACATTTTTATATGCGGGGACTACAATGGTCTTGGCTGCAGCGAAATCGTATCCAGCGCTATGTGCTGTAGCACGAACTGGAAGATTTACCGCACACTTATCACCATCAAGATAAGAACTTACTACTTCAAACTTGCTCATTTAATTCTCCTTAAATATCATAATCTACATCATATTCAACTTTAATATGCTGACTTGGTTCTTTAATATTGTTAAAGTTCTTTGTAAGGATAACCTTGAAATAAGAATCAACAATTTCACCCTTACTTGTTCTTTCTTTATATTCAGAACTATATTTGCCAAGTTCAAACATTGAGGAGCTCTTGGCTTCTTCAATTAACTTTTTGGCTTCATCATCTGTATCAACGCGATATGTTTCTACTGTACTTACTAAAAACTTACTCATTAAATATTTACCTCAATCTTTCTATTATATCTTGCTACACTTTCTTTTTCAATTCTATTTTTTAGCGGAAGCGTATATTGTCTAAGACCACCTAATTTTACCTGGCCTACATTATATTTATCACAGCAGGTTGTAATAAAATGGTCTAAATTGTCATAAGTTGATTTACCTAAAATTTGATTTGTACCATCATCTTTCATTAGATAAACTGTCTGTTCATAGTCAAAAATATTTACACCACAAGTAATTATTGACATTTTATCACTCCTCCATCATAATTAAATAAATAATAAACATAAGAATTATTGTCTTCTGTAATCCAGAATTCAATACCGCCATCTACTTTTGAAATATCTTGAATTTCGCCTTGACTTTCTAAGCATTCAATTACTTCATCTTCAATAGCGGGATATTCAAAATCCGTCCCAGTAGCATGACCTATGCTAAACAAAGTATAATATTTACGTTCATTACTTAATAACATAAAATAATGGGCATGCGGAAAATCATCAACATAATCACTAATTGTTTGTTTAGCGGCTTCGATAGCGTCGGTCGGCATGGCTGGAACCGCAGCCATTGCACCCTGATTAAGTTCATATAGAGAAACATTTACTCCTGTTGGATTTTTATAAATGTTCCAGTTTTCACCGTCCCACTTATACAAGGTTCTTGTTTCTTCAACCAGGGCTAATTCATCTATTTTATTATTCGTCTTTAACTTCATTAAAGTCTTTAAATCTTTTATTTTTAGCATAATTACCTCATATAATTATTATATCATAAAAATAAAAAAATTGCAAGGAATATATTATAATATTCCTTGCAAAAAATTTGTAATTCAATAGAGCATTACAATGAACCAATAAACTGCCAAGACTTCATTTTCTTCTCCGTGCTGATAAACACAAAGGCACAAAGAAAAAATTGCTAAAATAATTTTAAGAATATCTACCATAATTTTATTATACCAAAAAATTAATTTACTGTAAAGACAATATCGTCTTCTGGATGGGCATTACGATATTTTCAAACAATCTCATATGACTCAGCATATGGGCCTTCAATTCAAACTACTCTTAAATCCCTTTCGTTGTATAACCAAAAAAGAGTATTGGGAACATCTTTTAAATATACCCAATACTCTTCTCCATCATTATCGCGTCTGATTAACTGTTTTTCACGAAAGGGGTCTATGGAGCATGTTCATATATCCATAATTAATCCTCCCCTTAGAAATCTTTTCCTCTATATAGAATGCGCTGATTGCGGCTTCCGCGTAATGGAAGCGTTACATCTCGCTGTTCTGCGATATAAGGACCATCAATAAGAACATCAATCAATTCCAATGTTCTTTCAACGACAAACTTATATGCACTGTTTTCTAAACTTTCTAAAACATATCCAGTCCAAACAAATGTTTTTATTTGAGGGAAAGTTTCTTTTACATGTTCTAATATCTTTCTTGTTAAAAAGATATTTTCTATACAAAGTGGTTCACCACCTAAAATTGAAAAATTTCTTTGTATGCCATTTGCGGCAATTGCGTTATCAATCTGTTCTAAATAGTCTTTTGGAAGTTCTTGACCTCCATCAAAATCCCAGGTTTCTGGATTATGACAACCGGGGCATCTATGCGGACAACCCTGAGTCCAGAACGAAACGCAGACGCCATTTCCATCTGTGAAATCATTCTTGATTAAACCAGCATAGCGCATTATTAATAGTACCTCCAAAAAAATCCATGAGTTGATTTTAATTTTCCTTTACAGACTTTAATAATTGTAGAACTATCTGCTCCCGTTTCCCTACTCGCTTCTGCTGCACTTTTAAAGATATTAATAACTAACCCTGTTGTTTTATCTATTTGGGCTATTTTAATACCTCCTCCTTGATTGGAATCATAAGGCAGAATAGGAGTTGAATCATCATGATATTTAATTTGATATCCTTGAAAAGATTTTCTATAACCTTGAAGTACTTGATAGGCCTGCTCTCTTGTAGCGTGCAAATCTTCAGCCATTTCGGTTACACTAGGATAGCTCTTTACAAAATTACCACTAAAATCAAAACAATCAACTTGACGACCTAAGTATTCACGCCTTCCGCCACCAGTGCTGGCATTATATCCTTTTTTATAAGATTCAAGCTTGTTAATCCAATATATTTCTCGTTCATTAAGAAGTTCTTTAGGGCATTCTTCTATTACGGTATACTCAAAATTATCTATCCCATATTTAGCCATCGCTAAATGTATTGGCATTTTAAAATCTTTGCTTTCTGGGTGCATAGCTGAAAACTTATGTCCACGAAATCTAGCCTTTATGTCTTTGCTTTGTCCTATATAAATTTTATTATTTTTAAGATTTTTTATTTGATAAATACCGCATATCATAAAATTAACGCCTCCAATTATTAAGTTCTTTAGAGTGTTTATATCTCATTTCGGTTTCTTGGATTTTACCCTTATTAAAAGCGGTTTTATAATTTCCTGTTAAATAACCAGTAACCCTTCTTAATCTTTGAATGTTATGACCCCCACACATAGGACAGGTATCATTTAATTCATCAGTATATCCGCAATCAAGACAGGTATCTACTGGAATATTCAAGGCAAAATAAGGTATATCTTTATCCATAGCATAGTTCACGATTTGTTCTAAAGCATCAAGGTTATTTTTAACACTTGACTCTAGTTCAACGTATGTAATGCAACCCGCATTTGAATACCCAGTTAATTGAGACTCAATATCAATTTTCTCAAACGGGTCCATCTGTTTCCAAACTGGAACATGGATACTATTTGTGAAGTATTCGTTTTCAGAAACATCTCGAATTACGCCATATTTTTTCTTAAACGCTTTCATGGCAGTATGACATAGATTTTCCGCAGGTGTGTAGTAAACACCAAAGTTTAAGTGTTCTTCTTGCTTGAACTGAGCGCAGCGGTCTTTATATAACTGTTCAATGCGTTTTGCCAATTCCATACCTTTTGGTTCTGTGTGATCACAACCAATAAGGATTTGGAGAGTTTCTGCCATACCAAGTTGACCAATTACAAGAGTTCCATGCTTTAATGCACTTCTAACGCCTTCTTCTGGCTTATATCCAAGCATTGTGCCATTTTCATACATAAACTGCGCAGATGCAGGAGACTGAGAGCACATCCATTCATAACGTTCCAAAAGCATATCTCTTGCTTCATGGAGTTTAGTATCTAATAAATCCATGAACTCTTCAACAACATCATATTCAGACTCTTCGCTATTGGAAAGTTTGGCAAATGTTTCAACTTTTTCTTTTGCTTCCATCGCTAAGAAAGGAAGTAAAATTGTAACTGGTGCTAAATTACCACGACCATCTTTTGTTTGCGGATTTGTGCCAGGCTCAGCGTTAATATCACTTCCATTATAGGTGCGGCATCCCATTGTGCTAACATATGTATTTGGGTCATTGCGGTCATATCCCGCATTTGTGCTCCAGTCTACATTAACGTAGTTTGGGTATAATCTTTGTGCAGTTGATTTTAGTGCTAACTTAAACAAATCATAGTTAGGGTCACCAGAAGTACGATTAACACCTTTCATACACTGGAAAATTCCACAAGGAAAAATAGATGTTTTATGTAATTTGCCAAGGCCCTCAATAGAAACATTTAGAATTTCTTCTGTAATCATTCTTCCTTCTGGAAGTGTACATGTACCATAATTAATTGATGTAAAAGGCAACTGGTTTCCAGAACGAGATTGAAGAGTATTCAAGTTATGATACATGCCTTCAACCGCTTGATGAATTTCTTTTTTAGTCATTTCTAACGCATAATTATATACTTTTTCACCATACATTTTTGCCGAAATACTATCAATTGGAAAATTTGCTTTTTTATCTAATTCAAAAGATTTAAATTTTTCAGAATCAAAATTTTCTATATATTTAAGGCCATCCTCAAGGTGTTTCCAAAAGGACTTTCTTACATATGGTACCATAGTCCAGTCAATATGACTTGCGCTAACACCACCAAACTGCTGTAAAGATTGAAGCTGGAAAATTACTGCAACAAGCTGGAATGCTGTATTTACTGAATTGGCCGGACGCACATCTGTCTGACGAGTATTAAATCCAGTAGCAAGTAATTTGTCAAAAGGGATTGTTAGACAGTTATGCATACCAACAGCATATGAGTCTAAATCATGAATATAGATATAGTGATTAAGATGATTGTTGCGAGACATTTCTGACATACAATAATCAAGTGCGAACTTTTTAGTTAATGCTCTATTGGCTTCACCCATGCGGCCACCAAAGGAATGTTCGTCTACATTGGCGTTTTGATTTTGAACGTCACTGGCATCAAGTTTACGAGCAACCTCTTTCATAAATTGTGTGTTATGTTCTCTTACCCTTGTGCGCTCATAGCGATACTGAATGTAGGCTCTAGCAACATCTTTGCGGCGACAGCTCATTAGACCCTGCTCTACCAAATCTTGGATTTCCTCAACGGTAAGTTCATGGTCGCTTTTACTTGCCTGTGAATTAACATAAGTGGCGATATTATCTGCTTTGGCTTTTGCATATTCATCAATTTTGCCATCGACGTCTTCAAAAGCAGCTAAAACCGCATTCTCAATTTTTGTTCTGTCAAATTCAACAACAGAACCATCTCGTTTAATGATCAATAACATTTTGTTTCCTCCTAAGTATTTATATATGTTAAGGAGTCACAATGACTCAATTATATATAAGTTTTATAATGTGGTTTTTATTTACTTTTGGCCTCTTCTATAATTTTAGCCAAATCTTCATAGATAAATTCGTCATCATCATATGAATCAGTAGAATTATTTATAACACGGTAGAACGAAACTTGTTCACTGATTTTTTCAATTCTGTCTTCATTAAAGTCATTTTCATCTGTTTTATATCTTCTGAAAATTTCTTCAATATCACTAGCGTCTCTCTCTAACTGGCGAATTAGCCTAAGCGCATCATCTGTTTTTAGATAAATAATAGTTAAGTCAAGCTGCTTATTTTTAATTAACTGTTCAATACCTCTTAGGTTAAAAACTCCAACATTAACTTTCTTTGGGTCTAAGTCGCTGTATCTTGTACCATATCGCCACCCTCTAAATACGCACTGCTCGATAAAATGATTGCTTAGAAACTGACTATCTGAAAGAAAATGGTAATTAATATCAGGTCGTTCATTCCAGCGAGCTGGGCGAGTCGTACATGAGACAATCTCATGTAACGACTCGTCGTTATCACATATTTTTCTTAACCAAAAGTCTTTTCCAGAACCAGCTTTTCCAATTAACGCAATTATCTTAATCTTCTTCATCATATTCTCCCTGTGCTCTTGTTGATTGTAATTTAATTTCAGTTCCATCTTCACTGATTTCTGAAATTCTATATAACTGATGGGCCATACCTGTATCGGCATATTTTTTAGGAATAAAAGTATCTTCCATTCTAATGCCCTGAACTACAAGCATATTACCTCTACTGAACCAGCTCTTTTCGATAACATGCTTAACACCATCTGTGCCCATCGCAGAAATTTGTTTGTCAAATAAGGCGAAGTATTCTTTTCTAAATTTTACATCTACAACGCCAGTAGTAGTTAATAAGGTAACTGTTGAGCGGATTTTATCTTTTGCAATACAAGTTCCGCAAATTGTATATAACTGAAATTTCTTAATAGTGTGACCATTTTTTGTAGTCCATATCTTTGTGACGATTGGGGTGGTTGGCAAATCATTAAAGTTTGAATAACCGTACTTTCTTGTATCCAATTTTGCCAATTCATGCTCATGATAATAGAAACAAAGCACTTCCATCTCCCAA